ATGGCTGGACTCTGTGTTAGGGGTCATAGCAACACGCCTTGGTTACATTCGCGTTCAAGACGGGCGCACGCAGTCTTGAAGTGGTCGGGGTCTTTTTCGATACCCACGAAATTGCGGTTGGTTCGCAGACAGGCGATTCCGGTCGTGCCGCTGCCCATATACGGGTCGAGCACGGTTGCTCCGACGGGGACTTTCGTTTCTTCCATACAGAACGCCATCAGCGCGATTGGCTTTTGGCACGGGTGGATTCTGGACGCGCCGTTTTCTTCGCCGCGTTGCATCAGTCCCGCCCAGAGTTGCCGGTGGATTCGGAGCAGCCCCTTTTTATTTGTCCACGCCATTTCACAGTCGGAGTTGTCATTCACCAGCAGCCCTTCGCGCTTATCCCACACCAGCCATTTCGTCCCGCCGATGAGTCTTTCGCAGTAGTAGTTTGCACCCCACAGCACGACGATTGGATAGCCGATCCACGGCGAGGGATCGAACGGCTTGTCATCGCCGATTACAGCCGGCCAGTTATTCGCCGTGCGCTTGCGGGTTTCATTCGGCGGCGTGTTGCCGCGTGTCCCGTTGCGCGTGTTGAGATTCATTCCGTAGGGCGGGTCAGTTATCACCGCGTCCACGCCTTGCAGGGTTGGTGCGATTTCCAGACAGTCGCCGAGGTAGAGAGTCACATGGTTATGACCCCTAACAAATCGCCGGAGGCAACGCCCGTTGGCGTCTTCAGTTTGCCGAGAAGGTTTCTGGTTGGCGGATGTCATGGGTCGGGCGTGCCTCAGCTTTTTTCGTTCAGCGGCACTAGCCGCAGGGTTTTATCCGGCCCGACCCATCCATGCTTCTTCCAGATTCCGCTCTTGGTGATTCGGAATCCGACGCATCCACGTTCCTGCCCGTGCGAGCCAGTGAAGCCGTGGCCGCAGACTAGGTAGAGTCCTGGCCACATCGTTCCTTTGACGACTTGGCCGACTCGGAATTTCGCACGCTGGAACTTCATGCCCGGCGGGAATTTCTTCCGCTGGAGTCGTCTCATGCTTGCATCGCTTGAGCAGTATCGGTCGTTATATTCTTGATACGTTTTTATTCGCGTTCGACCGTGCCGCTGAACAAGTCGCCGGAGGCAATCGGCGTTGGGCGTCTCAGTTTTGCTCATAAGGTTTTTGGTGTTCGGTTGTCGCGGGTCGCCGATGCCTCAGCTCCCGCGTTGTGCGTCACTCGCGCTATTCCGTTGAGGATGGTTTCCGCGACTTGCGGGACGATTGCATTTCCAAATGCTCGCCATCCATTTCTAGCCAGTCGTCGGGATAGCCCATCGCTCGGCTCGCAAAAATCGGCTTCGGAAGCCGACGCTGGAATTTCAAAATCAAGTTTGTTGAGAAGTGAGCCTGTCCCCGATTGTTGATGCTCTGAAACGTGGACTCGAACACATCCTCGTCTATTCTCTGCGGAGTAGGCCACAACCCAAACCCGATCCCTTCGGTGCATTCCGCCCACGGCACAAGCTGGAATAATAAGCGGTTGTGTGCAAAAGCCGATGCCTTCCATGTCAGCAAGCACTCGCGCGAGTTCCATGCCGATGAGTCCAGTAACATTTTCACCAAGCACCCAAGCGGGTTGGCATCGCTTGATAGCATCGAGCATTGCCGGCCAGAGGAAGCGGTCATCATTTGCGCCTCTTTGCTTCCCGGCGACGGAAAACGGCTGGCAAGGGAATCCGCCCGTGATGAGGTCACACTTGACGGCGGGAACATTTCGCACGTCTCCGTAGTTTGGCACGTCTGGCCAGTGTTTTTTGAGGACTTTGCACGCATAAGGTTCTATTTCGCTGAATCCGATTGTTTGGAATCCGGCAGACTTCGCGGCAAGCGCGAAGCCACCGATGCCGGAAAATAAGTCAATGTGAGTAAGACGTGACGCACAACAAGTTGTCATAATTCAGCGTGGCAGAGCTTGGTCGTTCGACAAGCGTATGAGAGTTTGCAGCGCACACCGTTTGTATCCTTCCACCATAGCCCGTCCATGCTCATCAGCGCCGAGCGCGTCTTTACCTTTTGATTCCAGGTCTGCCCGGAAGTCATTTAAGGCGACACGGAGGGTCATTACTTCCCCTTCCGAAAGCGTGATTCCATTTACTGTGACAGTTGCTTCACTCATATATCGTTGTCGAACAAACCGGATGCAGTCAACCCCGGTTGGCGCATCCGGTTTTACGTTTAAGGTTCGGGTTGTTTCACGTCACGGGTCCGGGGTGGCTGATCCGGGACATTCGGTGCTTTTAGCATGATGTTGCGTCTTTCAGCATCCCGCTGCCTCGGCAGTTGGGACACATCACCAGATGATTCATCTCACTGGGGCAGTCCTCGCCCCACACTTCCGGGCCGCCTTCCATGTATTCTATTATCCCATCGCCGGCGCACGTCGGGCAGGTTGGCTCGCCTTCGCAGTCGTCGTATTGCTCGTGAGCCATTTCCCATTCGATTTGCTGCTGGCGATTGCGCCCGGCGTGCTTTGCTGCCGTGCAAGTCGGGTCGCATGAAGCCGCTGCGGGGTGTTCCTGCGCTCGAATCTCGGTTGTCAATGCGTTGCTCATATTTTAATCGCCGCACGGCTTATGCGCGGCGCTAGACGGCTTGCCACACAGTTTCGGTTCCAGTTGCATTTATTATTGTGGTGCGGATTGGTGTTGTGGATTCGTCATCAAATTCGGATATGAACTTTGTGCCATCGGTTGTTTCCGTCACCCAGCATCGGCGCGGTGTCCTCAGCCGTCTAACACCGCGCTGCTGCTGACGTGGATTGTTCCTGCTCTTGAGTGGTTCCATATTTGCGATTATTTTCCGGTGTCATTGGGCCAGCACATTATTCCGCCGATTATTTGCATTTGGTTGTTCCTTTCGCTCCGCCACGCAGCAGAGCTTGATCGTTGGGCATTACTGCATTTCTTTCGGTTCGTGGCCTTTGGGCCAAGGCATTCCCCAATTTCCGACGACCTCAATCCAATTTATGCTGTCTTCTGGCATTTGGGTGTGTGACAAGAGTCCACGCATTACCGGGCGCAGGGTTTTCTCGCGCCATTTAGCGTTGAGGAAGATTTCAGGACCGAGGCCAGGGCGAGTGGCCACGAGATTGCCGCGCGCCGGAGTTCCTTCGATGGTGTCGCGCAGGACTTCGATGCCGAGAAAGAATCGCGTGATCATGCAGTTCGGACAGAATCCAGCTTTCGAGGCTTGCACGATTGCGCGGGCTTTCGGGTCGGGCGTTCCGAGGCGGCAGGGCGTTCCACATCGCAGGCAATTCGACGTGATGCCCATCAACGGCGTGGAGCTAACCGCCGCTGCGCTCTCAGTTTTCGATTGGCGTTTTGACATATTGTTCACTTCGGGTTGCTCGGCGTGGCTGTAGGTCAGCTTCCGCGTTCGCTCACAGTTCCTTCTCTGGAAAATTCCCCACGTCGGTCACTCCCAGCCTGCCCTGCGCCTTGCTCAAGGTCGTCTCCTGGTAGCTGTGCTGCAGGTTCTTCATGTAATTCTTCACGTTCTCCAAAAACTCCGGGTCATGTTCCGCGTGGCCCGGCGTCAGACGCGCCTGGTAACGCGGGTTCCCGCCGATTATCTGCTGCGCAAACGCCATCTTCATCCGCGCCGTCGGGTCCATCTGCGTCAGCATCGGCTTGTTGCCCAGCGCCATGTTGTTTATCTCCTCCCGCACGTCCCGGAAAATTTTCCCCTTCGCCCCGCTCTCGTCCTGCGATATTTCATCCATCAACGACGGGTCAATGTAGCTGTAGAGTAATCGCACCGCTTTATTGGAGTCCGTAATCCCGCCCGCGTCCATTTCGCGCGCAATCGGCATCCACTTCATAAGACGTTCAATGAATTCCGGGTCAAACCTCCGCACGTCGCACGTCAACATCACCTTGTGCCGCGCCACAATATCCGCCGTCAAAAGCGGTTTGTGGCCCAGTATGTCCTCAAGTTCATCCTCGGCCATGTTCTGATAGGCGAGCACTGTCAGTTGGTGGAACGCCTCGCCAAAAGCCCCGAGAAAATTGTTGGTCAAATCCTGCCGGATCACCTGCGACCGCTCCGCCGGCGTGTCCGCGCGCGGCAGTCCAAACCGGTCTTCCGCCTCCTTGCGCTCTGCCTCCGTCATGCTCACAGCCAGCTCGGGCTTGCTCCCCGCCGTCAAATTCAAAACCTCCCACGGCTTGCCGCTCGGCGCGTTCACCCGCGCAAACGGCGCAAGGTTCAGCGCAAGCTTCGTCGCGCTCGTCCCCAGCGCCATCACCGGCGGCGTGTTGGAAAGCTGGTTCTGAATCGCCGCGCCATCCTTGAAGGTTTTCATCTGGTTCTGGTTGCTGAACACGCAATCACACACCCCCCGCGTGTCCGTTATGCACCAGTCTGCCGCCTCCAGCCGCGCAAACACAAACGGCATCTTCCCGTGCGCCGGATTGGTGAACCAGTTCTTCCCGTAAGCCCCCGGCTCGCCCTCCTGCGGCTTCACCTGCGGACTCATCACCGTGCAATAAATCCGCGCCGCGCCGTCCTTCGGCACCTGCCGGTATGCGTAAACCAGCTCGCACAGGTTCCGGTTCAAGTCTCTGTCGTCCTCCTTCGTCGTCGGCGGCTGTTGCGAGTTCCCCGCGCTCTCCTTCAGCAGCCGCGTGAATTCCGGGTCCTCCCATTCCTCCTCCGCCGCCAGTTGGTCCACGCGCCACTTCGGTATCTGCATCCGCACAAACATCACACGCGCGTCGCTTGGCCTTGCCGTCGCCTCCTGCGGAATAATAAAATGCACCCACGGACACAACGTTGTCAGTTCCGGCCCGATGCTCGTCTCCTCCTCCACCGGAAATTCCGCCTCGCCCTCCTCGCGCAACTGCCGCACCACGCTCTTCGCCTCCTTCGTGTCAAAGTCGGGAAATAACTGCTTGAACAACTCCACCGCCGCGTCCTCCTGCGCCGGGTCCAGAATCATCTCCGGCGCCCGCGCCAGCAATCCTGGGAGGGACGGCGTGCCGCCGTCCCCGTTTCCACCGCTGGGCGTCGCGCCCGGCAATCCTGCCTGGCTTGCCTGTTGCGCCAGCGCAAACACCTGTTCCATCGTCAGCCGTTGCAGCTTCATCTGCTTCCGGTTCCGCCACGTCGGATGCAGCACGCACCAGCCGACCATACACATCAGTTGCGCCGCCACCTCCACGTTTTCAAGCAACTGGCTTTTCAGCGCCCCGTTCTTCAGCCAGTTCAGCAGCGTCCACAGCTCGCCCGCCTGCGCCGCGTTCAAAGTCCGCCCGCTCACCGGGCTGGTCTTCATGCTCGACGTCCAGAACGCAGCCGCAAACAGGGACTTCAAATACCTGATAATGTCATCGGCAATGAACACGCGATTGTCCGGCGCGCCTTCATAAAGCGGGTTCTTCAGCCCGCGCGCCGCAAGGTCTGCGGAGTGCATCAGCCCGTCCTCGCTCTGGCCGGCCCACCGCGCGTAGCGTATCCGTTCCACGTAAGCCAGCCGCCCGTCCGTGTATTGGTCCTGCTCCCATGCGTCATCATAAGCCTGGTGCAATGCCTCCATGTCCGGTGTCTCCGCCGCCTCCGTCACGTTGTCCTGTCTTTCGTCGCTCATATTTCCTCCTTGGTTAAATGCCCAGTTTCTCCTGTCTGTTTTCAAATGGGTTCTGCTCCAGCCACCAATCCGCAATGTCCACTTCATGAACTGGTGGCACGGGCGTCCCGCCTGTCTTTCCCGGCGTCCCCGCCGGGAACTTCAACGTTCGCCGGCACACGCTTCTCGGAACCCACTGCCGCGCGCCTCCTTTGTTTTCGTAAAGCCGCGCCAGCGCCGTCTCTTTCACAAATATCAAATTCAGAATCATAAATCGTAAATCAAAAATTACCTCGCCCCCCACCCGCCTCCGCCCACCACCTCCGCCGCGTCCATGTCAATGAACGGCGTCTCACCGCTGTTCAAATACCTGTCCGCGTCAATAAAATCCCGGTTCGGATTGTCCTCGTCCGCCTTGCCCAAATCCGTCAGCGTGTAATTCAGCGCGCACCGTATCCAGTTCTCGCAACGCTCGCTCACCAGCCGCGCCGGCGTGTTCTCCGCCGTGAACCCGCCCTCCTTCCGGTAACGCTCCTCGTCATACCTGAACAAATCAATCAGCCCGTCAATGTCCAGGCTGCTCGCCCGCCGTATCTTTGCCGGCTCAAACACCATCGGCCCGCACATCGGGTCCTCGTCACTGTGGTCCTCCTCATACAAATTGAACATGCTCCGCACTCCCGCCGCCGTGCTCTCCTCCGTCGCAAACCCGCGCGGGTCACCCCGCCGCGCCATCACGCATTCACGGCAGCCCGTCACCGGCGCAATCAAATCGCAAATCCCCCATTCCTCCTCACGCGCCCGGATATACTTTTTATACCAGTTCGCCCCCGTCGCCTTGTAGGCGTATTGACCCTCCCCGCGCTCGCCGTTCGCGTTCACCCATTCGCCCTCGTTCATCCTCGGGCTTTCATCAAACAAAAACTTCAAACCCTTCGGCCATTGCGGACACGGTCCAAACGTCGCCTGCCACAATATCGCGTGGCTCCGCTGCGTCTCCGGATCGCTCGCCATGTAAATCGTCGCCTTCCCGTCGCGTATCATCTGGTCCAGCTTTTCGCGCGCCTCGCCGCGCACCACGTGAACCTCCGGGTTGAAATTCCCGATCGCCAGTTGCCCCATCCGCTCCACCCAGCCGAACATCTTCACCAGCACCTTCCAGCGCGGGTCCCCCACGCAAGCGTCCATCTGCGCCGGCAACGTCCCATTCCCCCACCACCTCTGCCCGCGGACTGTGGGCTGTGGACTGTGGACTTCTTTTCCCCACCGCGCCGGCGGCTGAAACGGATTCCAGACGTTCCACATGAACACCACCCGCCAGTGCGGATTCATCGGCTGCATCTTGTAAGGCATCTCCCCCGCCGGACATCCCATCCGCTTCAGCATGTCCGATTGATGCTCCTTCAGCTTCAATTCCGGATACCGCACCGCCTCGTCAATAAATCCGCCCCCTGGGAGGGACGGCGTGCCGCCGTCCCCATTTCCCCACCTCCACCGCATCGGCAAACTCTGCACCAGCTTCGCCCCCTGCAAACCCTGCCCCATCGTCTGGTCATACCCATGCACGCACGTCAGCAGATACACAATCTTCCCGCCGCGCTTCGCCACGCGGCTCAGCAGCGCCCGGAACAATCCCAGCGGACAGCCCTCGTCAATTATCACCAAATCATAATCCGGCCCCTCAAAACTCTGCGGCTCCCGCGTGTATTGCGCCACGGTCTTGAACCACACGCTCCCCCGCAGCGGCCTCGGCAGCACCATGCAGTTTTCCGTGAACCCCATCCGGTCGCTGTAATTGATGCTCTTGGCAAACCCCTGCGGCTTCTTCCCCTGCTCGTTCATCTTCCGCCACTCACACGGCAGTTGCGCATAGACCTTGTCCTGTTGAAACATCTTGCTCGCCCCATCATCTTGCGCAATCATCAGCACCTTCACCCGCCCATCCGGCCCCAGCCCGTCCCACTGCACCCGCCGCGTCAGCACCCGCACCGCAAAACTCGCCGCCCAGCGCGATTTGCCCGGATTGTTCCCGCCTGGAACAAAAGTCACGATATGCCGCAACACCTCCGCCTCCAGGTCCGGCCAGTGCCACAACGGAAACTCCCACCGATATGGATCACGCTCCGCGTCCGCAATCCGCTTCTCCCGCGCCGCGTGATATGCCAGCGCCGCCTCCGGCCCGCACACCGCCGCCAGATCCGCAAACTCCTCGTCGCTCAACTTGCGGAACTCCGGCAGCGCATCCACCAGCGGATGCTCCGTCCACTTTACTTTTTCTCCCTCTCCGCGTTGCGAAGCAATGGGGAGAGGGCCGGGGTGAGGTGTCCCCGTTTCTTCCACCAATGTCATTTCATCCGTCATTTGTTTTCCGTCTGCAAATCCTTTGCGCCTTCGATTTCTTTGCGCCTTTGCGTTAAAAATTCCCTCGCGCTTGCCAGCGCCGGGCTTTCCTGCTCCAAGTCAATCGCCCCCGCCGTGTCTTCCGCCGCGCTTCCCGCCAGTTCCATCTCCTGTTTCCGTTGCAGCGCAATCCCCATCACCACCCCCAGTTCGCCCACCCGCGCATCGCCCATCTTTTGATCAATGTGAAACGCCGCCTTCATCGCCAGCCCTCCCAGCACCTTCCCCATCTCCTTGCTGCTCTGCGCCGCCAGCCCGGAATACTTCGCACCCAGCAGCTTCACAATCCGCTCGTTGCAGTGCATCGTCGTCGCGATAAAATTCACCGGCATACCGCACCCGAACAGCGCCACAATCCCGTTGCGTTTCACCTCCAGCTTCTCAACCGTCGTCGCCGTGAACCGCTTCGTCGCCTCGTCATTCGGCAGCATCAGCGCCTCGTCGCTCTCCCCGCTAATCAGGTCAAGCTGTTCCCCGTTCAATTTTTCAATCGCCTCGCTCATTTTATCCAATCTTCGGTTCCGGTATTCCCTTCAAACGCGCCTCAATCGCCAGCGCCGCGCAACTGAATTGCCTGCTCAACTGCACCAGCAATTCCCCCTCGCTCACCAGCACCACCCCGCGCGTCCGGCACTGTTCCAGCAGCGCCGCCGACTCATTCACGGCGTCCTCCGCCGTCCGCATTGCCTCCTCAAGTTTCATTCTTCCGTTGCCTCCACTGTTTCGCTCGGTTCCATCTCCACTGTCGGCGGCCGATAGGCGTCCACAAACCGCGTCCACGGCTTGATGAACACCAGCGTCGCGTCCTCGCCGCTCCGCCCCTCGCGCTGTTTCTCCACCGTGCAGGTCACAATCGCCAGGTTCTTTTTCCACGTCCGCAACTGCTTCCAATCCTCGCTCACCGGCACGCGCGGCAAAATGTCCGCCACGCGCTTCTCCCACGCCTTGCTGCTCAAATCCGGCTTCCACAAAAACATGATCACGTCCGCGTCCTGCTCTAACTGGCCCGTGTTCCTCAAGTCCGACAACCTCGGTCGCCGCGTCGTTTCCTTGTCAATCTCCCTGTTCAGTTGCGCGCAAATCACAATGGGAATGTTCAACTCCTTGGCCAGCCCCTTCAGCCGCATCGAGCAATGCTCCAGTTCGTCCGCCCGGCTCCATTGCTTGCTCGGATGCCGCACATAAAGCAGTTGAAAATAATCCAGAAACAACACCCCCAGCTTGTGCCGTCGCACCATCCGCCGCGCCCGCACCTCCAGCTCCTCAATGCACATGCGCGGGCTTTCGTCAATAAACAGCCCCATCTTCATCATGTCCGCCGATGCGCACGCAAGCTTTTCAATGTCGGCGTCAGACATGAACCCATTCAAAAACTTCGTCAGGTCGGCGCCCGCGCGCTGGAATACCGCGCGCACGCCCAGGCTCGCCGCGCTCATTTCCAGGCTGATGATGGCGCACGGTATTTTCTCCACCAGCGCGATGTGCTCCGCCATCTGCATCACAATCGCGCTCTTCCCCGTCCGCGGCCGCGCCGCCACTACAATCAACTGCCCGTTTCCAAACCCCGGCAAAATGCTGTCCAGATAGTTGAACCCGGTCTGCGGCCCGATGCGGAACTTCACGCCGCGCCTGAATTTTTCCAGATACTTTTCACTCACTTCCACCACCACTTCGCGGAAAGGTTTTTCATTGGCCTCCTGTCCCGTCTCGCACAGCCTGAATAAGTCCTGGCTCACCTCGTTCGTCAGCGCGTCCACTTCCCCCTCGTAATCGTAAATCCGCCCGACGACCTCCGTGCACAGTTGGATCCATTTCCGCAGCAGGTATTTTTCCCGCACAATGTCGAGATAATAGGCAAGGTTTGCCGCGCTCGGCACCGCGTCCTGAATCTGCGACAAATAGGCGATGCCGTTCACCTGCTCCAAAAGTCCTTTGTCCTTCAGCCGTTGTTGCAACGTGATAACGTCAATCGGAATCTTCCCGTTGAACATTTCAAACAATTCGGCCTGGATGATCTGGTGCCTCAAATCGTAGTGCGCCGCCGCGTCACCCTTCAACTTCAACAGCACTTCCTCAACGCATTCAACCGGCGCGATTAACTGGCAACCCAACACTCCCTCTTCCATTTCCGCATCGTGCGGCGGCAGCCGGTCCAGCTTGATTGGATCGCTGGCTGGATTGCTTTTCCGCCGCGCCTTCTTCAATCCCATGTCGGCACCCGCCTGTTCTGAAACTGAATCAATCATGCTGTCACTCCGGTTATTTGCTCCTCACAGTGTTGGATTTCCTCTTTGAGTTTTTCGTAGTCATCCCAGTCTTCTTTGGTGGGGTCTCCAAGATAGGCTGCGGAAAGTTCATTCGCAGGGTGATTCGCCGCCCGTTTTTTTAATAATTCAAGCCTCCGCGTGTTGGCCCACACTCCGCCGCCGTTTGCCCCGCTGGTTTCCGCAGCGGTTTTTTCACGCGTCAAATACACCCCGTCCTGCCACTCCATTTCAAAACGCCAGTAGATTTCAGTCTTCCAGTCCGCAGTCCATTTTTTAAGCCTGAACGTCAACCATCCCCAATACTTTTTTGACCACCTATCCGGAATCCTCGCCGGAATGCCCTTGGCCATGCTTCCCGGATAGGATCGTGCAAACTCCAAAACCGTCTCCTCGCTTGGCCACTCCACTGCACCATCGCCTATTGCTGCTGCTGTCTTGGTTCCTGACGGTTGGTGTGCAACTTGACCCATGCAATTTGCACCCCCCCCCCCTAGCACGGGTGCAACCTTCTGCACTACCCCCGTGCAACTGTCTGCACCCCCCCGTGCAGCAGCTTGCACCCATGCAACTGTTGCACCCCTTGTCACCAGCGGAATGATGTATCGGTTTGTGAAGTTCGGTCCCATGTTTCGCTCCACGACGATCTCCCCCAATTCTTCGAGTTTTTGAAGCAGGCTTACAATGCTGCGACGGCTCATTCTGCTTTTACGGGCCAGATATTCAATGCCAGGCCAGCTTACGCCGGTGTCATTTGCGCAGTCGGCAATCGCCAACTCAAGCAACAACAACGTCCCCGTCGCCTTGCTGTTGTCCCAAACCGCCTGTAAAGCGCGCAAACTCATGCCGCCACCCCGCTTTCCAAACTTGGAACTTTGTTCCCCGTGGAACTCGCGAACACAACCAGACCAATGTCTGTTTCAAATGTCTCCGTGTGCAGCCCGTATTTTGAAAGAATTTTGGACGTTTTTTTTGCGGTGCTTTTTTGAAGACGCCGCCAGCGGTTGTATTCCTCCGACCATCCCAAAGCTTCCATCTCCTTCTCGGTCAAATGGGGAAACAACCGCCGGCGCGTCCACATTCCACGGCCCGGCGTGTTGTTGAGCACCTGACACACGTGCGCCCGGCTGCTCCCGATCTCCGCCGCCAGATAACCTATCGTCATCCGCGCTCCGGTTTTTTCATTCCGGCGCCCGTGCAACAACCTGTAAAATTTCCAGTTCTTCATCGCTCAAAATTCCTGTCCGGCCCGCGTCACCCTGCCGCCGCCGCGCGCTTTTTTGCGCCTCTTTAAGCCCAACCTGCCCGCCGCCAAGCCCGATGCGTCCTGCACGCAACCAGACCGCTTTGCCCAAAATCCGCTGTCGTCTGACCCATCAGTAAAATCAACCAGTCGCCGCCCGTCATACCCCCCCCCGGTCCTCCCAACCTCACCGATCCCCGACCTCCCACGCCTGCTTGACCGCCGACCGAAACAGAACTCCACCCGCATCACCGCCCGCATCACCGCCGAAAGCATGTTGATAATCAACACCTTGCCCGCGCTTCCCGTTTGACTGTCCATCAGCGCAACCAGCCGCGGCCATCACGATCGCCACCTCCTCGCTGATGCCCCTTTTGCCCAAACTTTTTCCCCCGCCCAAACCCATCTCCGCGCCGCTCTTTTTACCAAGACGGCTACTTTTTTCCACACTCACGAAAACCCTCGCGTCGAGCCATCGCTGGATGGCCGAGGCTGGCACTAACCAGCCACCGCCGTCACGAATCACGGGCGACATCTCGCCGCGCCGGACCAAACCCGTCACGAACTCCGGCGACCTGCCGAGCAGCGCGGCCACCTGCACCGCCGAGTAATGCTGTTCCACCGCGCCAGGCAGCAGCCCATCATCACGCAGGCGTGCAGCAATCCGTCCGGCCACCGCGTTCTGCTCTCTCATTCTGACAGACACCATCCAATTCTAAAAAAATGGCGCGCCTTGCATCCTCCAACACGCCAAAATTGACACGCACTTCCGTCATGCCGCCTCCTGTCTGAAATCCTGCCAACGCACAAAAAACCGCCCGCGCAGCAAATAGACCGCGCCTCGCGGCGAGCATAGCGCTGGCGCATTCCCGCGTCGCGGGTCAGCGCCCCAGCGCCAGCCCGAGCGCAACGCGCGCATTGCCACCGACAGCCTGGCTTGATGAGATTTACCGTTCATGACGTCCTCAAAACCCAGCGCACACGGCGGCCAACAGCGTGTTCGCTGTCCCGCCAAAGTGAATTGCTCAACAAAAAAAGCCGCGCAGCCAGCAAGTTTGACTCCTCTAAAGTTGGAAAAAACTGCGCACGGCACGCCGGGCAAATAGTGTGACTCGTCCACCGTTGCCGGTTGCGGCAAAACATCGTCAGCGGCGCCACACGCAGCCAGCGCCGGCACCAACTGCATTGAGTGTGCAGCGTGAGCCACTTCACCAATGATGAAAACAAACCGGCAGCGCCCATGGATTTTG